GCAAAAGCGCCTGTCATCGCACCAGAAACAACGCTAATCATTGCGCTCTGCTGTGTAGACAAGTCCTCAAGGCTAATTCCCCATTCAATCACCCTAATGTACATGCAAGTCATAACAAGCATCATAAGCCTTGGGATAATCTTCCATTCTACTAGCTGTTCAGCACTCATCACGCTCTCTTGTATTTGCTGTCACATCTATAGGTTACAGAGGTGTATGGCGCAGGAAGCAGAAGCTGAGTGTCTTGAAACATCTGAAGTACGCGCTCAATGCACTCCGCCTGTGTGTCGTAGGGACCTCTGGCGTCCCTTACTTCAATGCACTCGTCCCCAAGGAAAGCTGCACAGATAACAAGGGCCGCGGTAAACATCAGACATGACTCGCATACATTATTGAAAACACTAAACACACCGCCACAAAAATAACCGCCAGAAGGGAAATGCCGATAGTCTTAGCAAGCTCCATCGTTTCGTGGTTTTTTTGATTTTTAACTATTTGTTCTTGTCGGGCAACTTCCTTGGCTTCTTGTATGCGCCGGGCACGTTCATTAACAATACCAGCCCAAGTGCCATGCCCAAACCGCTGGTCTACTAGCACAGAAACATTATACAGATGTTCTGCTGCCAACTTTGCATCAATGGTTTCCTTCGCCACAGAGCTAACGTCAAACTGGCTTACACCAGATTTCTTATTGCGAGCTTTTTGTGCTTGTTGCTCACCAAGAAACAGGTTGTCTATATGTCCAGCTATCTCGCCTATATCGTTAGCTGTGCCAATAGCAGACTTGATGCCATCAACCGCAGACTTAACAAGAGCTATACCCGCAAGAGTTTCCGCTATCATTACCCTTACTGGCCCCTTTGTTTAAGCATTTCACGCTCCATCGCAGATTGAATACGAGCCTGTGTTTGACGCTCTTGCGCTGCGATGCGCTGCTGGAATTGGTCGGCCCGCATGCGCATACCCGCGGCATCCATGTTAAGCTTAGCTTGATCGACCTGTGCGTCGTTCTGCTCCGCCTGCGCTTTAATTTGTAGCTCCTGCTCTTTAAGCTGGACCAACGGATCTGGGCCCTGACCGGAAACTTCCTGCGACATCTGCTTAACCATTTGCATACCCTCGGCAACAAGCTGGGCTGTCAAGCTCTCTATTTGAAGCATTTCTTCTTCCGTAGCCGCTTCTCCGCCCGCTGCCTGCCTGCTCTGAATGAACTGAACCGCCGCCTGTTCTCTAGCCGCAATCCTTACATGGGCCATAATATGCTTCTGAAGCGCCATAGCCATAGCAGGCATTCCAGAAACCATTGGAGTAGAACCAAACACCATGTGCGCCATAATATGGGCTTGGTGTTCCTGCCCCTCAAAAGCATGTAACGGAATCATGTCCATAGCGTCTATGTTTTCTTGAGCAGGGTCTTTAGGTGCTGGCTCATCATCCGGAATACGTTTCATAAGCCGGTCAACATCTCGTACACCAAGCGCGTCGTACATGTCCCGATACACTTCGTACATGTTGTGCATTTCCGGCGCAGCACCGGCTAGCTGTAATTTAGTCTGTGCCAAAGCAATGCGCTGGGCTTGGCTGAATACGTTGGGGTCTGAAACAGGAAGAATGTCTACGCGGTCGTCAAAATCTGAACGCATCACAGTAGCGTCCGCTCCCTCTACAGAATACGGATATTCCTGCGGCAAGCTCTCGCTCATAACCCGTGCCAGTATCTTGAACTCTACACGCATAGCGTTGTGAAGGCGCTTGTGGACAGCACTCATCACACGAGAGCCTTGCTCTAGCATTGCAATAGTCGTACCCACCGCGGCTTGCTGGTTTCCGTCTCCAACTTTCATGTCGGTAATGGTGGCAAACCTTTGGCCTGCATCAACAACAAACCCAAGCAACTGGAACAAGGTCTGGTCTGGGCCCTTGAATGGCAACGGCATCAGGCTGTCACGAATAGCCCCTCCGGGAGCGTCCACATCGCGGAACTCTCCGGGCTGAAGCGGCTCATCGTCATCTCGGATACGTAATCCGCGGGCTTTGAAACCCGCCGGAAGATTGGACAACGTACCGGCGTCGATTAGCTGCCTCAGTGCCGCCGTGGCGGTGCGTGACAATCCGCCAATGGTGTGAATAAGACCTAAACCATAAAAACCAAAGCCCGGAAGGAACTTATAATGCACAAAATATTGTATTTTACGCTTTAATTCGTCATCTTCCGCATAATTTCGCCGTATAGACAGAATTTCGCCATTATCCTGACTAATAGTGACCACATAGGGTATCTTAATACCCGTAGGCTCACCGTCGTCATCTACATCTTCGTACCCCTCAAGGTCCAAATCAACGTGGCACTCTAAAATAGTGCAGTCATAATCAATTTGAGTTGGGGAAACGCCGTCAATTCGGTCAATTTCATTGCCGACGCTGTCCATTTCGGACTGTGCAGGAATGACCGGAATGTCTAAATAGAAGCCTGCGACCTGCTTCTTACGCAAATCATTAAGCGACATACGCAAAACCTGCGTAATATTAGGGCAGGTGTCTAAATCAGACGTTTCGTACGGAACAATAAGGTTTTCCGCCGGAATAAACTTACTTACGGCGCGTCCGCGTGTCTCGTCATAGTATACCTTCTTGAACGTAGAACCCGCCAACGGTAAATAGAACAGCATTTGGTCCATGTCCGGCGTATAGTCTTCCATCTCGTTCATTATGTAGAAGTTCATAAAGTGTCTTACGCGTTGAGACTGCTGCTGCTTTTCTCTTGTTTCGCTTCCCATAATAGCAGTTCGCACGGGACCGCTAGCTGGCAACAACTCATTGAACGCCTGCGCTTGAAACTGCGTAGCCGCCTCGGCAAGCAACGGGTGTGTGACACCGGAGGCTCCTCGGAACGGCTGGGTTCTTTCTTCGTAGTTGAACCCCAGTAACTCCAAACCGTTAGCATAAGCATCTTCCCACTCCTGTCGGCCAGCCTTGTTGGCATCAAACTCACCCAGTAACTCACCGGCAATACGACCAAGCTCACGCTCAGGCATCTCTTCTGCTAGGTTGGTGTAGAAGTCGTCGCTGTCTCCGCGCTGGTCCTGTGGGTCAAAGTCCACCGTCATACCACCGTCTTCATCCGGCGTAATCTCAATGTCCATGTTCTCCGCCGAGCCTTCAAAAGCCAAGACGTTGTCTTCCATGCTTCCGGGAACTTCTAGCTCCACTTCAGCCGACAAATCGTCCATGTCTAGCTGAGACGGTACATTTGTCTCGACCATGCCTGCAATCGGTTTACGTGCCATGCGTTATCTCCTTTGGCCTAACTTACCATAGACCGGTTCATATTCCTAGCCCGTGGTCCGCGGACCACGGGAAATCAATCGTATCTATTGATGTCAAAGAAGCCCTGCTTATCGCGAGGGAAGAATATATCTATACCAGAATCGGGGGACTTAAATCTCCGCTCTCCGGGGGCCCTACCAAGAACTACGTCTAGCTGGTCGAACACCGCTTGGTCTACCAGTTTTGTAAGCTGCTGCGGGCTAGCCTGAACCCCCGCTTTGCGTAACAAATTAGCGCCAAAAGCGTTGTTGCGCTTATCCATAACAACATCCGCATCCGTAGCTGTGCCAAGAACGGGCATGTAACGGTCAAACATCTCCCCTAGACCACCTACTTTTTCAGCGGTTGTCGGTCCAATGTCTCTAGCAAGCTCCGCGGACATCAGCGCGTGAGCTCTAGCGTCCTCTAGCTCTTGATATGTGGGCATGTCGTGCCGAGGACGTTCTGCCCTCATCGCCTCAGTGGTGTTGTAGAACTCTCCGCGTTCAACGTCGTCCGGATACCCGTACTTTGTTTCCAACACTTGCTCAAACGTCGGGGACCCTTCCGAATAATAAATCGAAGAGCCCTCGCTGCCTTCTCTTCCCGAAGCGCGGACCATGTCCTGATAATCTCGGCTGGGTAAATCAATCCGTGGGTCGAGGAGCGCGGACATAATACCCGCCTCTTCTATTGGAACCTCACCGCCGTCGTTAAAGTTACGGATAACAGGATCGTCGCTTGTTATAAATACAGGCGCGTCTCCCGCAAAACTGTCAGAGCCCAGACCTTGAAACCTTTCCGGATAACTTAAAATAGCTTCCGCTCGTCTGGTTGAGAAGTCGTCAATCTCTTCTCTTAATTCCTCCGCCTGCTCTTGGTGATAGCGCATTGTTTCAGGGTTTGCCTGCATAGGCACCCCGGCCTGCGTCGTAACAGGGTTTTGAGACGCGGCCAAATGCTCAGACATACGCTGCTGTAAGTTCTGTAGGTGGCGGTAAGTGCCTTCTTCAAACTCTTTTGGAGTAGCATAACGAAGGTTGTCTATAGGCTCCCCGTCAGGGTTCGAGATAATTCCCGTGGGCAAATCAACAA